AGGAAGCCGTGCGGGGTGAAGGGCTATTTAAAGCGGTGTTTATACCCTGGTATTGGCAAACAGAATATCGCATGCCGGTAGACGAATCCAACCGGGAGTTGTCGGTTGATGATCGCCAATACCAAAATGCCTATAAGTTGGATGCTGAACAAATGGCCTGGCGCGCGTATAAGCTGCGTTATGAGTTTCTTGGCGATAACAGCCTATTCAATCAGGAATACCCAGCCACACCTGAATTGGCCTTCCAGCGCGTGGAAGGGGAGACGTTTATCCGTTCGGAAACCGTTGCCGTGGCGCGGCGGGCACAATGGGAAGGACGGGGTCCGCTGGTGATGGGCATCGACCCGGCAGAAATGGGCAAGGACTCGACGGCAATCATTTTTCGGCGCGGGCGAGTGCTGGAATACATAAAAACCTGGAACCAACAGGACACGATGGAGGTGGTGGGTATCGCGGCTCACCTGATCAATCAGCGTGAACCGATTGCTGTGTTTGTGGATGCCGTTGGTATCGGGGCAGGTGTCTATGCCCGGCTGATGGAGTTGTTCCCCCGCATGAAAATCTATCGCGTGATGTCGGGCGCTGCCGCAGTAGATGATGAGAAATATGCCAATCGAAGAGCCGAGATGTGGGGAAAAATGCGCGAATGGATGGAAGAGGGCGCCGTGATACCGGACGATGACGGATTGCATGCCGACCTGACGGCGCCACATTGGGGATTCGATTCCTCAGGAAGGATTTTGCTGGAGAAAAAGGAAAAAATGAAAAAACGCGGCATGAAATCGCCAGACCGGGCCGACGCGCTGGCATTGACCTTTGCATACCCGATTCAGTGGCGCAACGAGGAGAAAAAAGAGTCCTGGCGAGATAAATTGATGCGCCAGCAAAGCCATTCAGTTGCATCGACTAGAATTGGGACGGGATTGTAAATGGCTATCGGCGATCTCCTGGCACAAGATAATTGGGAACGCTATCGTTATGGAGTAATGCGCGGCCATGCCGAATACGTCCTGCAAGCGGCAATCAACGAGGGCTACTACCTAGGCGGCGGCCTGCAATGGGACGATGAGACTCGATCCCTATTGGGCGATCGCATGGCGGTGGAATGGAACGAGATCAAGCCGGCCGTGAATACTGTGATTGGCTATCAAATCCACAACCGCATGGATATTGGGTTCCGGCCACGTGGCGGCGAGGCGGATGAGGCCGGCGCGGAGATTCTCAACAAGGTCACCAAACAGATTGCCGACCAAAACCGGTTGTCATGGAAAGAGACCGCAGTGCTGGCGGATGGTTGTATCGAGCAGCGCGGTTATTTTGACATTCGAATGGATTACAACACCAATGGCCTAGGCGAAATTGCTATCACCGTGCTAGATCCACGGGATGTCATACCGGACCCAGATGCGAAAAGTTACGACCCGGAGGATTGGGCGGATGTCTGTGTCACCCGCTGGCTAACCCTAGATGAAATTGAAGGGCTGTATGGTGAGGAGGCCCGCAAGGAAGTTGCCGCGCGGGCGGAATATGGCGAATCGGATTTTGGCCAGGATGGCTGGGATGGCCCCCGTTCACGATTCGGTCTATATGGGTTATGGGGGGCCTACGAGTGGGGTAGCGGTGAACGCATTCACCGTTTTCGCATCATCGACCGACAGAAATGGGAGATGCAACTGACGCTCTGCGCCCTCTACCCTACCGGAGAGATTAAAGTCGTCGAAGGGATGGACCCCAGTAAACTACAGGAATTAACGCAGCAGGGCTGTGTATTAGAAAAACGGATGCGCAAACGCGTGAAGTGGTCAGCTTCAACGCTTTGGACGAAATTACACGATGAGTTATCGCCCTATCCCTTTATCAACATCGTTCCGTTTTTCCCGTATTTTCGGCGTGGCCAGACGCGAGGCATCGTGGATGATGGAATATCCCCGCAAAAGTGCCTCAATCTCGGCGTCACGCAGTTTATTCACATCCTGAGCACAACTGCCAATAGCGGATGGATAGTCCAGGAGAATTCGCTGACCAATATGAGCACGGAAGATTTGAATAACTGGGGCGGAAAAACCGGTCTGGTCATAGAGCACAAAGAGGGATCGGCTCCCCCGCAAAAGATTCCGCCCAATAGCATTCCCACCGGGGTGGATCGACTGATTGAGCGTGCCACCCAGGCGGCGCGGGATGCCACCGTACCGGAGGCCATGCGAGGAGTTCGCGGAAGCGAGCAGGAAAGTGGCATCGCCAAACAGTCTGATCAGTTCGCCAGCCAACAGCAGTTGGCCGTGGTGTTGGACAATCTCGCGATGAGCCGGCATTCACTGGCCGCGAAAATTCTCTGGATGATCCAGAACTACTACACCTCAGAGCGCATATTCAGAATCACTGAAACTGATCCAGTGACGGGCCGTGAAAAGACCCGGCCACTGACCGTTAACCAGTTCGATCCAGCCAGCGGAAACTACCTCAACGATTTGACGCTCGGTGATTATGACGTCGTCATCACTGAGCAGCCGATGCAGGTGACGTTTGAAAACTCGCAGTACGAGCAAGCGTTGGCAATGCGCAAGGAGGGCATCAGCATCCCGGAAAGCGTCATCATCAAGCACAGCAACCTCAGCGACAAGCACGACATCCTCCAGCAGTTGGATGGCAATGCCCAGGGCGGACAGGAATCGGCGCAAGTCGAAACCGAATTAAAGAAAGCGCAGATCGAAAATTTGAAGGCCAAAACAGTGGAAACGCGGCTCACCTCCCAGTTTTCAGCGCTGCAAACCGCGCAAATCATCGCGCAAACGCCAGTGACGGCGGATCTTGGAGATACGCTACTACGCTCGGGTGGTTATCAGGATCAGGATGCACCCCCTCTTTTACCCCATGTCCCCGAGGGTCTGCCGAGCGTCAATATTCCGCACAATACCGACCCGTTAACACCGCTGCATCCCGATAACGGAATGTTGGCGGGAATCGAAACCAGCAAACGATAAACGCCATGACGGACACAGAACAGACCACCGAAACCCCTGAAGTGGAAGATCGCGGAGACGACCTGGATTTCTCGCCGGAAGAGCTAGACACGCTAGGCGAACAAACCATCGAGGAGGAGCAGGAGCCAGAAAAAGAATCTCCAGTTGCTCAAGTAAAGCCGGCTAGCGTACCGATAAGCCGATTCCGGGAAGTCAATGACAAATATAAGGAAGCCGCCGAAACGGCAAAACGACTGGAAGCCGAACTGGAAACCGCTCAGCGCATGCCAACGGTCGATGATTTGCGCAGCAAGGAGAAGCGCTACATCGAACTGACGAACGAGGGTGAATGGGATAAAGCCGCCGAACTACGCATGGAAATCAACGCGTCAATCCTGAAAACGGCCACCCTCCAGGCCGAACGCAATTATGAAAATCGAGCGCAGATGAAGCAGGCCATGGAATCTAGCAACCGTATCTGGGATGAAAACCCATGGCTGCAGGGTAATGAAGAGGCACAAGAAGATTTCCGCCATTGGCGTGTTATCGGCGAAAACAAGGGACTCAATAAGAGTGAAGCGCTGGACTATGCGGTTGAGAAAGTGAGACCTCTCTATGGAAATGACGAAACCCAAACACCCGATACCGATAAATCACAAAAGCAGACTGCAGCGGAGGATAAACGGCCCGCGGAAAGTCTACAACGCGCGGTAAAGGACGCCAGACGTCAACCGCCTCCAGTCGGTGGGACAGGTGCACGGGCCAGCGAGGCCAAAACGCGTGAATACACTGACGAAGAACTCGCTAACCTGCCGAAAGATGAATTGGCCCGTTTACGAGGGGACATCGTTTAATCCGTTGCCGTGCAGGGGCACTAAACCTGCCTGACACTTCGCAGTCACGATGAGATCGCCAGCCGGGCGTAAAACGGACTGAACCTTGGGCAGTATCCCTCGAACCTCGCGAAAGACGACGGCGCACAGTCGGCAAAGAAATAACCTTTTCTTTTCCTGATATTAGGAGCGCCATCATGGCTTTAACAAATTTAGCAGGCGATGTACAACCGAATTTTGGCAACCTGAAACCTGATCAAAAACGGGTTTGGAGCCGTAACACCTGGACCGGTGCAAGAAACCTCGATTATTGGTCACGATTCGAGGGAAAAGACGAAAACAGCATGTGCTATCGCGTCACTGATCTAACCAAGACCGAAAAAGGCGACCAGTGTATTTTTTACCTGGTAGCCGATTTGGTGAAGGACGGCGTGACTGGCGACAACGAGCGAATGGGCAACGAGGAGCAACTGCACAGTTATGGGCAAATCATTACCCTAGACCTGCTGTCTCATTCGGTCGGCAACAAAGGCAAGATGAGCGACCAACGCACGGTCATCAATACCCGTGAACAAGCATCTAACCGACTGAAGTTCTGGCTGGCCGACCGAGCCTCACAGTTGAAATTCCTCACCGCTTCGGGGATTGATTACGGGTTTACCTGTGACGGTAGAGTACGCGCTGCCGATTCCAATCTAAAAAATCTGGCGTTTTCAGGGGATGTCGCTGCGCCATCGGCGAAGCGGGCGTTGATGTGGAATGGCAGCGCCCTGGTACCCAGTGTCACCGCCAGCATCGACAACACCTACAAGCCGACCTACAAGACGATCACCCACCTGTTGGCCTATGCCGAGTCCCATTACGTCAAGCCGCTCATGGCGGAAGGCAAAAAGTACTACAACCTGTTGATGCACCCGTGGGCGTTCGCTCTACTCAAAGAGGACCAGGATTATCAACGCGCGGTCACCACCGCTTATCCCCGCAGCGCTGAAAACCCCTGGTTTACCGGAGCCACGGTGACGGTGGACGGTGCGGTGATCCACACCCATAACTATGTATTCAACACGACCGGTGCGGCATCGGGGTCGAAATGGGGCGCAGCGGGCGCGGTAGATGGCAGTAGAACCTTGCTGTGCGGGGCACAGGCGATGGCTGTCGCTGACATCGGAACCGGCGATTGGGTGGAAAAAATGATCGGCTACGATGAACGCTGGGGCATCAACATCGACAAGATTTTTGGGCTGCTGAAGCCGAAGTTTTACAACATCTACGACCAGTCGGTGGAGGATTTCGGCATCGTGACTTGCGACCACTATATACCGTCGTAAAGGAAATCCAGTAAGCCTGAAAGGGTGCGCCCTGCGCACCCGATTGCAAACGAACGTATTAACACAGAGAAAACACCATGACCAACGCAATTGTAAAAAATGCCGCCCGACAGGAAACCCATTTCGCCTATGTCGATTTCACCTTTGCCAATATCAACCTGGCATTATTCAATCCCGCTATCGAAGTACCCGCTGGCGCGGTCGTCGTCGGCGGGGCATTAACCGTCACCACCGGTTTCGGTTCGATCAACGCCACGGTGGGCGATGCTAGTGTCGGAGATCGCTACCTGGCCGCTACCAGCGCGGCGGCGGCGGGCCGACATGGTCTGACACCAACCGGATTTAGCAATGTCGGGGTGACCAACATCGGTGTCACATTCGCCTCCGCGCCCACCGCTGGAGCCGCCCGGCTGGAGGTTGAATATTATATCGAAGGCCGAGCGACCTCGTCGCAAGGTTAACCCGCCAATCAACAGGAGACGACATGACTCGTTTTATTGCACCGACCGAAGAACCCGTCCATATCGCGTTGCGTAGTGGGCATACCACCAGGGTAACGCGAGAGGGGACCACACTAGAACCGATGTTTCATCGCGAAGCCATTGCACGGGGCTGTCGTCTCCAGGGTACCGGAGATGAGGAATCCCTACCGATAGGCGAGACGCCAAAGCAGCGTTCGGCATTAATTGCCGAAGCAATTCAAACCATGCTGGATGGTTCAGATGAGGGAGATTTCACCAGCGATGGCAAGCCTAATCTGATTGCACTCAATAAACGGGTTGGATTTAACGTGACCCGCGAAGAGCGCGATGCGGTATGGCACGAGGTAACGGGGTAATGAGCACACTCACCGAACGTCGCT